GACTCTTACGCAGGATCGATATCTCGCCTTAAGATCGCGGCAGAGCAAGCAAGCGAGCAGATCGGGCAGAGTTTAGTAGCGGCGCTTGGTACATCATCCGGAGGTATGGACAAGCTAATCAATAAAGTCGATAGCGCGGCAGACTCTATCTCAGGGCTTATAACTAACACCGCTTACCTAACTAAAGAGCTTGGTAATTTATTCTCAAGCATTCCGGGTGCAGGCGTTTTAGAAAATGCTTTTAGAGGTCTAAAAAATTATCTCGGTACTTTTTCTATAGGTAATTTACGTACGCAAGTAGACAGAGCATTAGGCCGTCAAGGTGGTTTTCCTCAGGGCGTACCTCAAGATATTAAGAATATGCAGGCCAACGCCGAAAAAGCCAAGATGGATAAAGAGGCTCTTAAGCGCCAAAAAGAGTTAATCGCTTTACAGAAAAAAGCGCAACTAGCCGAAAAGAATAAATTAGCTTTAACTAAAGCCGCTGCCGTTTTTGATACTACTCGTATCTCTATAGCCGCTGCACTACAGGCTACCTATGACAAGGAGACACGTCTACGCCTCGAGGCCCTTATGGCTATCGAAAACGAGCAAGGTGATCTAGCACTCAAAAAGATTAATGAGCTGGCCAATTTCCAAAAAAATGCAGATTTACAAAAGCTAGCCGGTATTACGACTATTGGAGATGCAGCTCTACAGGAGCTAAATAACCGCCTACTCAATGAGCTTAGAGTTATTAACTCAAGCAAGATGGCCGAGGAGGATAAGGAGCTAGCACGTGAGGAAGCGTTTAAGAAATATAACGCCGCTTTAGTAGCTGCTGGTGGCCTTGCTGAAAAGAACAGCTACGACGAGCGTACACAGATCCAACTTACAGAGGTAGCACGTCTCGCCTCTTTGAGTAAGACATATAACGCGAGCCTAACGCTGGACAAGATACGCGAGTCCGAGGAGATCAATATGATCGACCGCGTAGCTAGAGCACAAAAAGCGGCCGACGATGCTCGACTCAAGGCATTACAAGAATATATTGCGCTATTAGGCAAGATCGGTACAGGCGGTAATACGGGAGGACTTACCTCTAGCGGCGTGGGTTCACTTATCCCAGTATCAAAAACTTTAGATACTGTTGATAAAATGGCCGATGCTACTAAAAATCTAAAAAGCAACGTAAACGCCTTTGATCTATTTCCAACTCTTACCGAGGATCAAAAATTAGATTTAGGTGGATATAGTCCATATATGAATTACGGCCCGGGCTACGGTCAAAACTATAATATTAAGATTGAGACAGGCGTAGGAGATCCTGAGGCTATCGCTAGAGCTGTTGAGGATGTACTTAATCAATCTAGCTACCGAGGCACCTCGGTTAATCGTGGTACAGGGATGTATATAGCGTGAGCGCGTGGCTACCCGAGTGGAAAATCATCGTAGGTACGACCGAGTACACAAACGTACTAAGCGTAAATATGGCTACTGGCCGCGATGATATCGATCTCCAATGCAACGCCGGCTATGCCCGTATGGAGATCCTGAATACTAACTCTCAGGCTTTTGACATCGATGTAACCGATGCGCTCGTACTCGAGCTGAAAAACAGCTTGGGCGTATACGTACCGGTGTTTGGTGGGCAGGTATCCGATTTTGGTATTTCAGTACGTAGCCCTGAGGAGTACGGGTTTGTAACCGTGGGCACCGTGTTAGCCGTCGGATCTTTATCTAAGCTGACTAAGGCGCTCTTTCCCGATGCGCTCGCTAAAGACTACGACGGCACACAGATTTACGACATCCTTAACGAGCTACTTATTAATAGTTGGTTTGAGGTAGCTCCGGCGCTTGAGTGGGCTAGCTACGACCCTACTACCACCTGGGCGGATGCTGAAAACGTAGGGTTAGGCGAGATCGATCAGCCGGGCCTCTACGAGATGATTAGCCGCTCAGCTGATCCGTTTAGTAGCTATAACCTATGCGCTCAGATCGCTCAGAGTGCACTAGGACAGCTTTACGAGAATAAAGCGGGGCAAGTTTGTTATGCCGATGCTGATCACCGTACGGCCTATCTCTCAGCTAATGGCTATAAAACTATCTCAGCTAACTACGCCATACCTACCAGCGTTAAGTCGATCCTACAGATCGGCAAGATCCGTAACTCTTTAGTATTTAACTACGGTAATAACTATAACTCTCAGGCAACAGCTACCGACCCTACATCGATCGCCACCTATGGCCGTTATCAGCGTAGCTTTAGTAGCAACCTGCATAACTTAACCGACGTTGAGGATGTAATGGATCGCGAGCTAGGCCTCCGTGCTATTCCACGTGAGCAGCTACAGGCGATTAGCTTTAGATTAGATAACGCTGATATGCCTAGTAGCGAGCGTAATAAAATTATCGATATCTTTTTTGGTGAGCCGGTCATTATTAGCGACCTGCCTAACAATATGTTTAACGGTCAATTTAACGGCTTTGTAGAGGGTTTCGCTATTAGAGCTACACCTAGCTACGTCGATTTTACTTTGACCTTAAGCCCTACAGATTTCTCACTAATCGCGCCACAATGGGCAACGGTGAGCCCGGGATCCTTAATATGGTCAGGTGTAAACGCTACACTTATCTGGGAGAACGCATACGGAGGACTAACATAATGGCAACTACAACCCCTAATTTCGGATGGCCGGTGCCAACCTCCACCGATTTAGTTAAAGACGGCGCTACGGCGATGGAAGCTCTAGGCGATGCTATCGATACCTCGATGGTAGATCTTAAGGGCGGTACCACGGGACAGGTACTCAGTAAGACATCTAATACAGATATGGACTTTACTTGGGTAACAGATGCAACAGGTATCCCAGCAACAATCTTTGATGCTAAAGGTGACATTATTGCTGCAACAGCAGCAGATACAGCTTCACGCCTAGCAGTAGGTACTAACGGTCAAGTACTCACAGCAGACTCAACTGCTGCAACTGGATTAAAGTGGGCAACTGCAGGTGGGGCTAGCGGTGCTTTGACAAAAATTAGCACAACCACTTTTACTAATGTTGCAACGCAAGACATTGATAGCGTTTTTAGCAGTACTTACAATTCTTATTTAATCGCAATTTCTGGCGTTTATGCAGGAACACAGGCAGACGATTTACATCTCCAAATGCGTTATTCAACAAACACCGAAGCCACAGGTTACAATGGGGCAATAGATGTCATAAGTTATTTAGGCACTTCTGCAATTACTGGCGCAAATGCTGCTACGCAAATGACTTTAAGTTTGGGTTGCGGTGCATCAAACTTTCCAACCTCGGCAACTTTCAACCTTGTTTTTCCAAATAATGGTGGAAGTAGCAGTAGAACACAAGTTTATGGACAAGGATTCAATTCTTTGTCTGCTGAGTATAACAGTTTTGGTTATGACGCTTCTAATCCAAGAGTTTATACTGGCTTTAGATTGAAAAGCAGCAGTTCAAATATCAGTGGCACAGTAGTAGTCTATGGATTGGAGAAATAATGAAAATAGGTATTTTTAATGCAGAGACTAATGAGCAAATTGTTAGAGATGCAACACCAGAGGAAATTGCAGCAAGAGAGGCTGAAATTGCTCAATATTTTGCTAACAAAAAAACACAAGAATTAGCAGAAATAGAGTTACGCGCAACAAAAATTACTGCTTATCAAAAACTCGGATTAACTGAAGCAGAAATCGAAGCACTACTACCATTACCAGCTAAACCTAGAATAAATCCCTAAAAGGTTACAATGCTTACAAGTTATAACGGCTATCCGGCATCTAAAGATCCGGATGAGATAAAGATAAAGTCCTACCGTGTACGCGGTACGGATCGTAAGCTAAGGTGCGCCGAGAGTGTTGGGCCTCTCTTGGCGGCCTTTGCTGCCGAGTTTCACGAGCTGATCGAGCCGATCGACGAGGGTACCTTTGATGACTGGGGCTACGCTTTCAGGATGGTACGCGGTACTACGGATAAGCTCTCATGTCACTCAAGCGGCACAGCTATCGACCTCAATGCGACTAAGCATCCACTAGGTAAGCGCGGCACGTTTCCACCTGAAAAGGTACCGATGATCCGAGCATTAGCTAAAAAGTACGGCCTCAAGTGGGGCGGTGACTTTAAGAGCCGTCCGGACGATATGCACTTTGAGGTAGAGATCAGCGCGGTAAAAGCGGCTGAGCTGATTAAAAAGCTACAATTAATTTAGAGGGCAGGATCGAGGTAACTATGAACGAGCAACTAATCGCAGTAGCTAAGTCTTACGCACGTGCAGCCTTAGCCTCCGTAGCAGCTCTATATATGTCCGGTATTACCGACCCGAAAGTACTAGCTAACGCTTTTATCGCTGGACTCGTGGGGCCTTTACTAAAGGCGCTGCAACCTAGCGAAAAAGAGATCGGTATCAAGGGTAAGTAAATGGAACAGGCTCAGCTAGTAATTGGCGTGACTCTAGGGATCAGCGCTATTTTGGGGTTACTAGCTGGGCTTATCCGTAAGACAGTTAAGTATTATTTAAGTGAGCTCAAGTCTGACGGCAACGGCGGCCACAATTTAGCCGGGCGAGTCGAGCGTATCGAGCAGCGTGTAGACCGTATTTATGAGCTGTTGCTCGAGGACAAACTCAGCAAGTAGCGACACGCCAAAACTTATGTCTTTTGATTTCTGACATTTTGCCCTCATACTGATACTACAAACGCTGAGAGGGCTACTCGGTTAGTAGCTTTATCGGCCTTAACAAAGGGCTAAGTAAATGAATAGTGCAGATATATTAATAGCGGCTTTTGCTGCTTTTATCGGATTTATGTTTATGGTAATCGGATACTCAATCGGTTACAGACAAGGGCACGGCGAGGGTTTTATTCGAGGTCGCGCTATCGCTCAAGCTCTCAAGGATAAGGAGCTAATCTAAATGGGTTTTCTAGATAACTACGAGGATGTAAACGCACGTATTAAGCGCTTTAGAACAGAGTTTCCATCGGGTCGATTAGTGGCCTATATCGAGGATATCGACATCATTAAAGGCACCGTCCTAGTCAAAGCTGAGGCCTACCGTGAGTATGAGGATGCTGTACCGAGCGCCGTAGATTATGCGTTTGGTAACGTGGCAACGCTTACTAACAATATGAAAAAATGGCTTATCGAGGATACGGTCACGAGCGCTTACGGTCGCGTTATAGGCCTTTTAACTCCGAGCCTTGAGCACTCATCTCGGCCTACTATTCAGGATATGCAAAAGGTAGAGAACCTGCCAGCTGATCCGGATCCGTGGAGCACAAAGGCAGCTATCGAGGATATGCCTACAATGGCTACAGCTGTAAAAGAGATCGCTCAGACTTTAGGCGGCGAGCAAGTAGCCGAAGCGCCTCGATGCCCTCACGGCACGATGGTATGGGCAACAGGCACGAGCAAGGCTGGTAAGCCGTGGGCCTGCTACCGATGCACCGAGCGCAACAAAGCGAGCCAATGCGAGCCAAACTGGTACGTATTAGCTAGCGACGGCAAGTGGAAGCCTCAGGTATAACTATGGGCGAGATTACTTTTATTAAAGACGGATATGCCACCACGATCCACGATAACGGCGATGTAACTATCGTAGCCTCGCATCAATGCGATCAATGCCATAAATGGCACACCTCTTTAGGCGGTCTAAATGTCCGCGACGTGTCAGGCGAGGTCGTAATGTGGTTATGTGCACAATGTCGAGCGTAGCTAAAGTCATACTCGATAGACAGCAAGAGCTAGCGGCTCACCAAGCCGCGCTCGATCGTGTTAAATACTTTAATTCACAGATGGACGATCCAAGCCAGCACGGGCAGCGCTTCACAAACCTGCACGAGTTCATATGGCAAAAGGCCGAGGGCGCTGGGGCTGAGATAGCTGTAGCTAATTATTTTGGAGATTATGGGTTTGTACCTAAATCACCGGATAACATCGAGGCCGACGTGGGTAATAACATCGAGGTTAAATGGACTAAGCACACTCACGGCCACCTCATCGTACAAAATAAACAATACGAGCGAGACGATATGGTCGCGATCCTTGTAACTGGGCTTAGCCCGGTCTACCTAGTAATGGGCTGGATGCCGCTCCATATGATTATGCAGCCTAAATATCGACATCCTAATCAGGGTAATTACTGGGTACCTAAATCTAATTTATTCGAGATGCAATATCTAAAGAGGTCTAACTATGGAGACAATTAAGTACGAGTGCCGTAAGTGTAAAAAGGTTACGGATCAGATCGAGCGCATTATCACCGATAACCTGCCACCTAACGTTAAAACGCTCCAATGTACTAAATGCGGGTGTATGGGTGTTTGTTTGATGGAGGCTAAAGATGCCGACGTATGAGTATGAATGCATAGTGTGTAACGTGCGGTACCAGACTATCGAGAAAATGGCAGAGCACACTACGCCGTACTGTTGCTCGATGATGATGAGGCAGATCTACAGCGCTCCAGGTATTAGCTTTAAGGGCACCGGATGGGGCCATCAATGAAAATAGGCTCTTTGTGTACTGGTTACGGCGGTTTGGATTTAGCAGCAGAGGCACACTTTAACGCTAATACGGTTTGGTGTGCTGAGTTTGATCCGTACGCTAGTGAGGTAATTAAACAGCGTTTTAATATTCCTAACTATGGGGATATTAAAAATATTAATTGGACATCTGTAGAGAAAATAGACGTACTTACCGCTGGCTATCCTTGTCAGCCTTTTAGCCAAGCTGGAGAAAGAAAGGGATTAAATGACGAACGCCACATCTTTCCGTATATTTTGGAAGCTATTAGCATCCTTAGACCTCGGTACGTCCTATTGGAAAACGTACGAGGACATCTCAGCCTCGGACTTAAAGAAGTTCTCGCGGGGCTTACCACCATCGGGTATGACGCAAAATGGCAAATTGTACGAGCGAGTGATGTTGGGGCACCACACCAACGAGCAAGACTCTTTATTATTGCTTACCCCAACGGCCTCAACGGGCGAGTTTCACCATCGATTAAAGATGTTACCAACGCCGCTAACGACGGACTCACACAAAGGTACGCCAGCGGATACGAGGAGACAATCACCAGGGTTAAGGACGTGGGATTATCTGCCACCAATAAAAGACGGTTTAGCCTTGAAATGGAGAAACAGGACGTACCGGATGTGCTGGATCAAGGTAGATTAAATCCTAAATATGTCGAGTATATGATGGGTTTACCTAGTGGATGGGTGACAGATACTAAATTATCAAACGCGCAACAATTGAAAATGTTAGGTAATGGTGTCGTACCTCAACAGGCGAAACTAGCTTTAGAGCTATTAGCTCCCATAGAAAGACGTGTAATATGGTAAATAGTTATACACAGGACTTATCCACAGGTGTTAAAAGGGTGTGGGACACGCTCAAAGGTACGCTTATTAATTGCTTATCCTTGACAAGCTCGGTACGCTCCACACTCGCTGGCGAGCCGCTGAGGCGGATAGCTCGCGGGCGATGTTTGGTGCTATTGGCCGCGCTGTGTGTATTTAGTAATACACCTAGCGCCATAGCGGTAAATACAGCTAAAGACGTTAATAATTACAAGCTCTATGCTCATATGAAACTAAAGGATGCAAAAGAGTACAGATGTCTAGAGCTGTTATGGATGCGTGAGTCTAGATGGGATCCAAGAGCTGATAACCCTAAAAGCTCAGCATATGGAATACCACAGCTGCTAAAGCTAAAGGTATTAGATCCATATCTACAGATAGATCTAGGACTTAAGTACATCAAACACAGACACCTCACACCTTGTAAAGCGTGGGATTATCATCGTAAAACTGGTCATTACTGAAATGGTCAAAGGTAGACAGGATCCTCGTGTATCTAGAGATTGGAAGCGTGTGCGCCTAGCCGTGTTAGCTAGAGATGGGTACGTATGCGCATACTGTGGCCAAGATGCTACGACAGTAGATCACGTAGTAAGTATTAAAGCCGGAGGTAATCCGCTTGATATGGAGAACTGTGTAGCTGCCTGTAGACGATGCAATAGCTCAAAGGGATCACGCTCACAAAGCGTTTTTTTAGCAGCCAATTCTAC